TTATTGGGTGTCGCTGGTGAGCGCTGCCGCCACTTTGCCGCCATTTTTCATCGCGGTGATCGGGTTGAGTTTGACCGCATCTTCGAGGTGGTCCGGGGCGAAGTGGGCATAGCGCATGGTCATCTTGATGTCGGTGTGGCCGAGGATGCGCTGCAGCACCAGGATGTTGCCACCGCCCATCATGAAGTGGCTGGCAAAGCTGTGGCGCAGCACATGGGTGCGTTGGCCAGCCGGCAGGGTGATCCCCGCACGGCGCAGCGCCTTCTCGAACTCGGCGTAGCAGTCACCGAACAGGCGACCGGTTCGCTTGGGCAGCAAGGCCAACAGCCACCCGGCCACCGGCACGGTGCGGTTCTTCTTGCCCTTGGTGCGGGTGAAGGTCAACCGACCGATGCCGACCTGTGAGCGGGTCAGCTTTTCAATCTCGGACCAACGCGCCCCGGTCGAAAGGCACAGCATCACAATCAGCCACAAGTCGTTCAGCCCTACGCACGCTGCCAGCAGCTGTTCGATTTCATCCTGGTTGAGGAACGCCAGCTCGGATTCTTGCACCTTGTACTGGCGCAGCACCTCGAGCGGGTTGCCGTGGGCCCACTCCCCCAGGCGGCCGAGCTCGTTGAACACGGCCTGCAGGTAGAGCAGTTCGCGGTTGATGGTGGTCGGGGAGACCTGTTTGCGCTGACCGGGCACATAAAGTTCACCCGCCAGTCGCCGCTCGCGGTAGGCCGCAAACTGCTGGGCGGTGAACTCGGTCGCCAGCGGGTTGCCCAGCGCCTCTGCCAGCCAGACCAGTTTGTCACGACGGCGGTCGCCATCGGTCAGGGTCTGGCCGTGGCGACCATACCAGAGCGCCACCAGGTCACTCAGCCGCCGCTCATCCACATTCCCCGCCTCTGGCTGTTGCCAGGGCTGGGCCAGCATGTGTTTTTCCCACGCCAACGCTTCGCCCTTGGTGGCGAAGCGCTTGCGCTTGCGGGGGCCGTCACGGCCTTGGGGGTAGACCTCGGCAAGCCAGAGCTTAAGCTTGCCGTCATCGAGTTTACGGACGGTCATACTGTTTCAAGTTGATGAGCCTGCTCATGTAAGCCATCTCGCTCAAATGGGTTGTAAATCTCGATCGATGATGAGCCATCTGGTAGTGATATTGCTCGCGTGAAGCTTCCATTTTGGAGAAGCGCTACAAACTCAACTTGAGTAAGGGTTATGCGCTCAATCTCGACCAAGCGCTCACCATCTGGTTGAGAGACGGCGACCGTTACAGTCCCCTCATCATAGGTTTGAGAATTGATAGCCAAAGGGATTCGGTCTTGTGCTCGTTCACCTTGAGCAGAGCTTGCATTATTCCTACGCAGAACCCCGGTAAATTCACCCTCTATGCGATCAACAGTGTCATACCCTGCTGGGGTTGAAAACTTAACCGACAGCACTCGCTCATTTGTCATTTTTACAAATTCAGACCATGGGCCTCGATGGCCTGAGATATGACTGCAAATCAGCTCACCACCGATAAAGTTAAAAGCGTGGCCTTGAGTCCAAACACTCTTCGAGATCTTTTCTTTAGGCTTGTCTGAGTTAGAGGTCGATATAGCTGTCAACTTAATATCTAAAGATGGTCGGTGAGCCTCATGGACACAAAAACGCCATCCAGCTGCATAGCCGTCAATGAAGCGAGCGATGAGGCATTGCCGCCTTGGCAAAGTGCGCCATGTTGTAAATGTGTCACGAATATAGTCTATGTCATTACTTGGCTCATTACCTGTAGAGCCCATAATGAGATCATATTCGCCTACCTCTGGAAGCTCGCCAGTAGTAATGAGGTCTATGAACTGTTGCTCGGTTAATGCGAGAGCGCCAGCATCCCGTGCTTTTGCTGTTTTAGACGGGCCTGCATTGGGACCACAACAGAGGTAAGAGAGCCGTTTAGTCACGTCTTTCTTAATAGTTAGGCCAGCGCTTTCAGCTTGGGTTTCTAACCGATCTCTATCAGATTTTGAAAATCCAGTGAATGCAATTTCAGCTTTAGCAGTAGATTGTTTAGGGCGAGATTTTGAAGGCCTTGGCTGTGATGAATCGAGCAATGATGGAACATCTACAGAAAGCAATTCATTTTCGCTGTTGAACATAGCCAATATTCTGTCAATGCGGAAAGTTCTGAACTGTTTCTTGGGTAACGAAACGCCTTGCAAATGATGGTCACTGACACTGATATTAACAACATGATAGCCTTCAGTGCTTCCATCTGATTTTTCGTAGATAAAGAATGCCTCTTTATCAATTATCTTGCTGTTGTCAAACATTATAATTCCCTTTAAATGAAATTCATTGAATTAAAATGGCTGTAGACATAAGGCTGTTAACAAATTTCAATTAGCAAATAGGGCGCATAGGCGCCCTTGTTATCGTTTTCTAAAAATGCGGTGTTCGACCATCACGCCGATGATTTCGATGTGCTGCCGGTCGGAGTGCATGGGCGGGTAATCGTCATTAAGGGGAACCAGCTCAAACACCTCTTGCCCGTTCTCATCGATGCCGCGGGGCCGATACTTCTTGAAGGTGGCCTCTTCGCTGCCGTTCTTGGCCACCACGAAATCCCCCGGGCGTGGCTGTTCGTCAGGGTCCACGATCACCAAGTCACCCTCATTGAATTGCGGGGTCATCGAGTTGCCGCGCAGCCAGAGGCCAAAGCCGCGGGGCCCGATGTCCACACTGGCCGTCACATACTCCACGTTGCCATCAAAGCCCGTGGCCTGTTCGCACATTTCGCGCCAGTTGCCGGCCTGCACATAGCTAAGGATCGGCACGCGGCCACCCTGTGGGATGACCGCTGGTTCTACGTTGCGGTAACCCGGGAAAGGAGACTCCGCCACGCCAGTGGTGCCTTCTTCTTTCCCCGTCAGCAGCCAATCGACAGACACGCCAAGCGCAGCCGCTAAGTCGTTGAGGTAGCGGCCTTTTGGCTGGTTCAGCCCTGATTCCCACTTATTAACAGACGCGTGAGTAATCCCAACGCGCCTAGCTAACTCGTTTTTGCTGATCTTGAGTGCCTGGCGGCGCTCTGAAATGCGGTCATTGATCGTTTCCATGAAACCTAAGTTACCACCCGCAATTGATACTTTGGGATCAAAAATCGTTGACCACCTATAATACCTAGGTTACAGTTTTCGCATTGTTGATACTTAAGGACACGGTGAGGGGCAATGCGAAAACATGACGCCATAACACACTTCGGTGGTGTGACTGCCACTGCAAAAGCGCTCGGCATATCACACGCCGCAGTAGTTAAGTGGGGCGACACCATCCCACAGGGCCGCGCCTACCAGATCGAGGTGTTGACCGGCGGTGCACTGAAAGCCGACCCCGCAGCCCCGTCTGGCCAACAGCGCCCCTATCAGCGCGTCGCGCCGGGCACCCCGCTGGAGGCGATCCCCAGCGTCCAGCGGGCGACTGCTGCCGCCAAGGCTGACCCCACCAACGCACAACCTGGTAAGGCGTAACCACCATGCCACCTCGTCATATCAACCCAGCAGCCAGGCCGACACCGGCCCCCGCCGTCAGCGCGATCACCCTGGTGCTATCGGCAGACATCCCACCACTGATGCCCATCGCCAGGTTTGCCGCGTGGATCGGGGTTTCTACCGATACCGCCCGTGGCTGGGTCAAAGCCGGCAAGCTCGAGATCATGGAGAAAGAACTCCCGAATGAGCTGTCGATGGTCAAGGTGCATGTGTTTATCGCCAAGCAGATGGCGGGGTCGGTGTTGGCACCCCAGTTCAAACACGCGGGTTAACCATATCGTCCTTTGGAGGGAAATCAGAGTGTCAAACCAGTCCTGTATTTCACACAACCACTTTGCGGCGGCCTGCGACACCTTCAAGGGTATGCACAACATCAGCGAACTGGAACGCGAGCTCGGCATGCCGAGCCGTGTGCTGCACAACAAGTTCAATCCGGCCAGCGAGAAACACAAGCTCACCGCCCTCGACCTCATCGCCCTTTATCGCGCCACCGGGGACGACACCCTGTTTGACGGCCTGCTGTTTGACTGCGGTCTGACCGCCACCAAGCTGCCCGCCGCCGCCGCGCCAACCCCCGAGGCCCGCGCCCAGCAGGCGCTCAATGCAGGGGCCCAGATCCTGGGGGTCACCGCGCAAGCCACCACCCTGCTGAGCGGCCCTCGCGTTACCAAGGCCCATCGCAATGCGGTCATCAGCGGGATCTGGGCGGGCATCGAGCACCTGGTGCTGATTGCCACCGAGGTGGAAGACAAATTCCACGCCGTACCCAGCCTTGCCTGCGCCGCCGACATGGCCCGCGTGGCGATGGGCGCATAGGAGACCCCATGTCCAAGTTTTTCCCCTGCCCTCACTGTGGGTCTTACAGCAACGTCAGAACCTCACAGCGCATGAGCGATCTCACCGTGCAGGCGCGCTATCGCTGCAGCAACGATTTCTGTGGGTACGTCTTCCAGGTGTTGTCCACGGTGACCGGTTACTACGTGCCCAGCGCCCTGCCCAACCCCGCCGTTCTGGTGCCACGGCTCAAGGGGAGCCGCAGCCCACAAGAGGAGCCTACCAGCACCGCCACCCCGCCCCTGCCCACCAAGCCGCGCCCGTTCCGCGCCATTGAGGAACTCAAGCAGGCACAGGCCGGGGCCACCGAAACAACCGCAGAACAGGAAGGGGCCTAGGCCCCCTACAGGAAGGAGAACCCCATGCAAACGCAACGCATCGACCATGAACAGCGCAACCTGGCGGGGCTGACCCCCGATGAGCAGGTGGCCATGAACACCGCTGGCTGCCAGATCCTGCGGGAGTTGTTCGGCAAAACGCGCTCCAGTCTGGACACCGACTGGCTGGCCCTGAGTCAGGCCAAGAAAGCGGCCATCTGTGCCATCGCCCGCCAGCCAAGAGGCGAGCTGATGACGGCAACCTTGTCAGCCCTGCCCCACGCACAACGCGAGGCGGTAAGGATGGCAGTGATCGCGCTGGAGTATCAGGGGGAGTTTCGCGGCGGCTGTGACACCAAGGTGTGGCACCCGGCGCCAGTGACCAGACCCATCGGGGATATCGAGAGAGAGAAGAGAGAAAGGGCCGCCAAGCTGCGCATGAAACGCGCCGTGCTGGCGGGCAGTGAGATGTGCCAGTCAGGCCCCAGGGCCATCGGGCAATAAAAAACCCGCTATCGGTGCGCCAACACCAGCGGGCTTTCCATCGTCAACAAGGAAAAATCGACATGCCAACTTTAGCCATTCGTGACCAATTGCGCAACCTGCGCCTGCAAAACCGCAAGCTGGCCTGCCGTGGTCAGCGTTACCGCACCAGCCCAGACCTGATCCATGCAGTAGAGCGCCCGGCCGCCATGGCCTGGCGGGCGGTCTGGTCGTGCGTCAACCGCCGTGGGGGGATCTGATCATGGCCGCCGTTATCACTCGTCACACCGAACCGACCATCAAGGCCGCCAGCGCCTATCTGGTCAGCCGCGGTTACATCAACTGCGGCACCACCTGGCTGCGCGGCCAAAACGGGTACGCCCGCATGGAACGCCTGACCTCTGGCGCCATCCGCATCATCGAGGGGGTGGCATGAACAAGCTGTTACAGCCGGTCAACCGGCAAACCGCCATTGCCGCCGTGCACGCGCTGCCGGCGCGGCTTCGCGCCAGCACCGATTACTCCTACCTCTACCGTGGCTCGGAGGGCAAGTCCCTGATGGCCCAGGCCAGACAGAACCAGCGCTGGTACCAGCTGTTCCACACCATGAACCGGAGGGCTCAACCATGAGCATCGACGCCATTCATATCGCCAAGCGGGCAGAGCGGGCTGTGCTGCCGCTGCTGACCGAGCTGCTGGCCACTGGCGAGCAGGAAAACCGCATCGCCCTGGGCGAGCTCTACTCCGGTGATGAGTACATCCAGGTGCAGCTGGTCGTGACCAGCCGCCCCGCGGATCTGCTCGATGACGACTCTGTGATGGGGGATGAGGCATGAGCGACATCTATGTAAACCCGATGGCAATGCGGGCCAGGCTGGCCGCCGAGCTGGCTGTGCTGGATTTGTATGGGGTGGTCAAAACCACCGCCGCCAGCCTGAGCGACTGGGTCGGTGTTAACGGCGATTCGCTCCCAGAGCCGCTTGTCGGTGAGGTAAACACCAGCATGGTCGCCATGTCGGCCGCCGCTCATTGCATTGGCTACAGGTCAGCCGACGAGCTGAGCAAGCGGCTGGCTGCCTTCGAGGACACCGGCGAGCTGGTCGTGCAACTGCTGGCAGAGCTGAACCAGGGTGATGGCCTGCGGCGTGAGGATCTGGTTGTCACTCGCTCAGCAGTGCTGCTGCTGGCGATGTATGGGCTGCTGGCGCTGGCCTGCAGCGAGGCCAATGCAGACCGCGACGACAAGGAGACGCTGGTATGACCGACCTGTTTGAACTGGAGGCCCCGCTGGATGACCAGGGCACCACAGAGGCGGGTCCCGCCCATATGCAGCCGCCCGCGCCTGTCAGCCCGCTGACCAAGCACTGGGAGGCCGCTGCCGATGAGTTCGCCACCTCGGGCTGCGACGCCAAGCGCAACCGCAATATCACCCAGGAGCTGCTGGCCCTTGGCGCCATCCGCGCCGTGTACTGGCTGGCGCTGGGTGGCGGTGAGGTGGCGCTGGCGAGAGAAATAGCAGAGTGGTGGGCAGACAGCGAACCGCTCCACGGGCTGGGGGAGACCATCAAATGAGCCACCGCCTGATCACCGACCTGCAAACCCGTGTGGATAGATGGTTCGACACCCTGATGGGCGACGAGGCCCGCCTGCGCAGCTACCAGCGCGACCTGCTGGCCATGCGCCAGCTCTCCCCTCGCCCCCGCTGCACGGTCTCCCTCACCCTGCGCCAGTGTGTCGCAGCCAGAAAGATGGCGAGGCATGCCCGCCATGCGCTGGCCTCCTGCCGGAACAACATCAAAGCGCTGTCGGGTACCCATCACCAATGACCAACCAACAGAAAACAGGGCCAGCCGCCGAGGCTGGCCATCTTGGTTTTGCCATCAGCCGCCTGCCGTCGGCTGCTCATGGACAGCTGCCGCTGTCAAAGAAGGCCCTCAGGTCGCGCATTGAATCGCTCTCCAACTCCATGCCAGGTATCAACCTGGCCGATTCGTTTATCGGTTCGGTCGGTGAATATGATCTGGTGTGGGCGGTGCAGCTGCTCGATGGTTTTTCCATGCCGCTGACCATGACCCTGTTCAAGCAGTACATGCGCCGCCGCAAGGGCGGCACCGCCAGGAAAGCCCGCGATGCCAACATCTGGCTGCGTGATCGGGTGAAGTGGATTCGCGCCCTAGTACAGGCGATCCCAGTAGATGCCCAGCAGCTACGCGACGATGACGGGCGCAAGCGAGTGGCCCAACAGTTCGCCAATATGACAGCAGCCATCTGGAAAAACATTGAACAGAACAGCACCGCCGGTGAACTGGATCTGATGGCGACATGGGACGCCATCAAGCAGCCTGCCGACCAGTGGGGATTCATCGGCAAGATGCCGGACTTCAAAACCAAAGAGGCGAGGGATAACTGGATCCTGAGCGTCATGGTGCGCCTGCTCTCCGCCAAGTGGTGGGAGAGGCGCGTGAACCGCTGCTGGGATCGGCTGCAAGAGCACATCGCCATCCTGCTGGGCAAGGTGCGCAAGGGGGTATCAGCCTACGTCTCGAACGCCACCATGAAGGTCGTGCGCGAACGCAAGCGGGCCATGATGCGCTGGCTGGCCGAGACAGAAGTGATGAACGGCCAGCATGACCTAGTGATCTCGATGAAGGATTGCTGGGAGGCCAGCGTCTCCAACCCGGTCAACCGCCGTAACGAGATGATGACCCGCATGCGTGGCTTTGAAGACTACGCCGAGCAGCAGGGCCATGTGGGCGTGTTCTTCACCTGGACAGCACCGAGCCGCTTTCACGCCTGGAAGACCAGCGGCAACGGCAAGACTGTTGATAACGATAAGTACGACGGTACCACCCCACGCGAAACCTGCTCATACCTTGCCAAGCTGTGGAGCCTGACCCGCGCCGCACTGAAGCGAAACGGTACCCCAGTTTATGGTTTTCGGGTCTGCGAGCCGCACCATGACGGTACCCCGCACTGGCACATGCTGCTGTTTATGCGCCCAAGCGATCGCAACAAGGTGATCAGCACCTTGCAGCACTACGCCCTGCATGACGACAAAGCTGAGCTGGAGCGTAAGCCTGTGGCGGCTCCGGCCTTTACCGATATCACGCCACGGTTCGACTGGAAGATGATCGACCCGACCAAGGGTGATGCAACCGGCTATCTCGCCAAATACATCGCCAAGAACATCGACGGCGCCTATGTCGGTGACGACGAAGAAGCGAACACCCCAGCAGACCAGGGAGCACTGCATGCCTGCGCGTGGGCCAGTTGGTGGGGGATCCGCACCTTCCAGCAGATCGGCGGCGCCCCGGTCGGGGTCTGGCGCGAGCTGCGCCGCATCAGCAACGCCAAGAAGAATGGCGATCTGGTGGGGCCACCCAAGCCGGTGTTGCAAGACCCGCGCTTTGAGGCCGCCCGTTATGCCGCCGATAACGCCATCTTTCGTTGCTACCTCGAAGCCATGGGCGGCGCTCTGGCGACCCGCTCCGAGCACCCAATCAAGCTGGCCCACCTCATCGAGGAGCAGGCCAACTGCTACGGCGAAGACATCAAGCGCCTGATGGGATTACACACCGCCCGCTTGGGTATCAAGACCCGCCTGCAAGGGTGGGAAGTGGTACCAGCAGGCACCTATGAGGCCACCAAGGCCGCCAGAGTTTCGGCTGGGGGTGTTGGGGTTAAGACGGGCGACAGCCCGGCACCTTGGAGCTCTGACAATAACTGTACGCAGCCGGATCCTGAGGCGTTCGCGGATCAGTTGATGGCAGAGCAATGGGGTTTATCTCCCTTCTCCATCGGGCGTTTACGGGCAGGCGCCAGCGTCAGCGCGGACGGCTTCACCCTCTGGCTGGAGAACGGCCAGGTGCAGTCGAGCCGGGCGATCCCGAGCGAGCCGGATTGGCAGCCAGAAGGCCAGGCGCCAGCCGAACAGGGCCAGCCGGATGAGTACGCGGTACCGGAAGGCGATCAGGACTGGCCGATGCTGGTTGAGCTGTGCGGCAAGGTCTACCAGGCGCAGGGCCATGCCGGGGCATTCCGCTGGATCGAGATGCTGCCGGAGCCATACCAGTCACACATGTGGGCCGAGCTGGAGAAGCTGGACACCCCGGAGTGGCTGCAAGAACAGAACGACTACAGCGAACAGGTGTGGGAGGCATGACTATGGACATTGAAAAGTACCGTCACGAAGAAGATTGCAGCGTCGAGCGGGCAGAAAATATCGTGGGGCCGGTCGCCGAGCTGTACGACAGCGAAGGGGATAAGGTCTGGACCTTCCCAGACAGCTTCACTGATGAACAGATCATGGCCGCCCTCGCTTTTGCCAATCACGCCTTCAAGGTGGGTATCAGCATCGGAAGTGACCGCAAAGCCGAAGAAATCCGCCGTGCCTTGGGTGTATCAGCTACGGCCTGAGTTAGAGGAAAAATATGAACAACCATCACCAAGGCGCCAGCGCAAAGACAGTCAGCCGCGAAGAGTACCGCCGCCTGGATAACCGGGTGACCTGCATTCTCCAGCAGCGCTGGCCAGCCAACGAGATCAGCCAGTGGGTGGGAATGCTCAAGGGCAAACAGCAGGCCGTGGCCTGCGCCATCCTGCGCCGTCGCCATCCACGCCCATCGCTGCTGGCCCTGCCGGCCATCGCCGCCGAGGTGCCGAACCCGTTTCAGGCCAAGTCCAGTCGCCCCACCGTGCCAGTGCTGACAGCTGATGGCCGCTCGGTTGGCCGCCGCCATATCGTGGACGGACTGACCCCCGTGGCCATCGACCAGAGCGGAACTATCCGGTGCGCCGTCACCGGCCGCACCCTCTTTATCGCCCCGGGCAGCGCCATCGACCGCGCCAACCCGGGTGCCGCCGCACAGCTCAACAAAACATACCAGCCAGCCCTGCACCAGGTAGTGGCTGACCACCGTCAAATCGAAGCAGGAGAGTGAACATGAACAACGTGATGCTGGATCTGGAAACCATGGGCAAAGGCCCGAGCGCGGCAATCGTCACCATCGGGGCCGTGTTCTTTGACCCGATGACCGGTGAACTGGGCGCCGAGTTCGAGGCGCATATCGACCTACGAGATAGCGCACGGTTTGGGGAGATAGACCCTGACACCGTGCTGTGGTGGCTGGGGCAGAGTGATGAAGCACGCGCGGCCATTGCCTATAACGTAGATGGCGAAAAGCGGATGGCGCTTCTCCAGGCACTGCAAAAGTTTCAGGAGTGGCTGATGCAAGAAGGCAAGCGCCCCTGTGTATGGGGTAACGGGGCTGGGTTTGACTGCACCATCATGGCCAGCGCCTATGATGCGGTGAACAAAGTGCGTTTTATTGGCTACTGGAACGGATTTCAGGATCGGGACGTGCGCACCGTTGTTGACATGGGCCGTAATTTGCTGGGCTTTGACCCGAAGAAAGACATGCCATTCGAAGGCGTGGCCCATCGCGCGCTGGACGATGCCAAGCATCAGGCCCGTTACGTAAGCGCCATCTATCAGCGGATGCAGGCAGCGATTAACGGCTACGGCATGGTAGGGGGTGCAGCGTGAAGCACAGTAACGACAACCTGAAATTCCCATCGGGTAACACTGTTGAATTTTGCCGCAAAAGAGCCAAAAAACTGGTGAAGGAACAGAAAGCGGCAGGTAAGGAGCTGAAGCTATCCAGAGCTCTCGACATGGTAGCTATCACCAACGGGATCCAGGACGGCTGGGCCGAGGCAATAAAACAGCTTGAAAAGGGGCAAGCATGAACCAAGCCACCAAGCGCAAGCAGGCCCAGCGCCAACGGCAAGCGGCCATGGGCATCAAGCGAGTGGAGGTGGCGCTCTCAGAACGGGAGCGACAGCAGTTGGAAACCCTGCGCATCGCTCGGGCTGGCAGTGGTGAGCCCTACTCTGCCGACGAGTATATCAGCACACTGATCCGGCGAGACTGGGAGCGCTGGTTGGAGCAGGAAGCCGAGCTGAAACAGCAGACCTGCCCGAACTGCGACTGCGCATTGCCGGAAGGTTGCAGCGGCACCTTCAAGGGTCAGGCCGAGTGCTGGCACACCCAGGGCGACAAAGCGATCGCCCTGTAGCGGCCGAAATAGGAGATTGTGTCCGGTCACGCTTACCGCATCGTGACCGGACACATTTTTTTCGCCTGGATTTTGTGACCGTGAGAGCAAGCTGATGTTGGATAACCCGAAAATGAAAGGATCTGGCAGAAAGTGAAGGATCGCAAAAAGGATCTGTTATCACCCGCGCGGCCAGCGCTGGCGCGGGGAACCGTTTCCCGACCCCAGTCGTTCACCTGCATGATTTTCCACACATAAAGCGGGCAGGCGAGGCGGGGTCCCGATTGCGCGCCAGCGGTGCTGGCAGGGGTCTGCAGGCTGCGCCTGCCGCTCAGGATGCGCGTGAAAGGATCTGCGAGGGTGCAAGGGTAGCCCGCATCGGTGATGCAGCAGCGGGCCGCTGATGCGGCCACGTGAGGGGCAAAAGAAAACCCCGCCAGGTGGCGGGGTGGTCGGGATGCACAGGCCGGGTCAGCGCAGCATGTCGCCTTGGCTGGCCTGCTCGATGCCGGCGGCCAGCTTGTAGGGGTTGAACCGGATCACCTCCTCCCCTGCCCAGTCATTGAGCGCCAGCAGGCTGGCCTTGATGCTGTCGATCTCGTTGATGTCGAACACCTGGGCGGCCTTGGTCACATCGCCGAACCCGCCGGTACTGTTCGGCATCACACCCATCAGCTGGGGCGGTACCCGGTGGGTGGCCAACTGGTCGTCGCGGCTGACGTTCTTGATGGAGAGAAAATCATCCTTGGCCGCCACCTCGGCCACCGGGATCAGCTTCACCCCGTCCTTGCTGCCGTTCGGGGTGTAGAGCAAGAGGTTGCGGAAGTTGCCGGGCCCCTTGCTCTGGCGCAGCGCCTCACGCAAAGCCGCAATGTCGCCCTCGTTCTGCACCGCGTCGGTGATGTGCATGATGAACCCTGCGTGGGAGCCGTTCTCGTAATACTTGCGGCGAAACAGGGTGGCCGACTCATTAAGCAGGGTGGAATTGAGCCCGCCGACATAGTCGGGGATGCCGTAAATCTCCTGGTTGATGTCGCTCTCCATCACATGGCCCACCCGCCCGGCCGGCAGCGCCTGCTCCTGCCCGGGCTGGGCAATCCACCAATAGGTGTCCAAGTCCAGAGCCCGCCGGGTGTATTTAGCCCGCAGGTGGTCATAGCGCAGCACCCCGCCGAGCCGGTTCTGCACCGCCTGCAGATAGCCGTTGCCGAAGATCAGATAGTCCAGCGCCAACCCGGTGAAGGCGGCCAAACTCAGTTTCGGATGCGGGATGAAACAGGAACGCAGGATGTTGCGCTTCACCTGGATGGCCGAGGCGTGATGCACCCCGGCCCGATAGACCCGAGACAGCCCATTGAGGGAGAGGGGCGGCTCGTACCAGCGGCCGTTGTGCATGGCCTCCAGGTAGTCGAACACCTCCCGTTGCGATAAGACGGGCACCGGCTCGCCAAAGCTGAACGCCTCGATGGCCGCGCCGGGTTTCTGGGTCGCCGTCATCGGCGAGGTATGGCGCTGTGGGCGGCGCTTTCTCATGCGAAAATCTCCATCATGCTGGTATTGGCACCGGTGGCACCTGCCAGCGGTTCGTGTAACAGGGCCTGCATCGTGGCCCAGGCAATATCGGCGTGGCTGGTTTCCTCTGACCGGCTGGCCTCAAAGGTCGGCAGCTTGCCGCCCGCGGTCACGGCGCGGCGGATGCTCATGAACGCCTGGGCGAGGTCGGTCCAACCACTGTCAAACTCCAGCCGCCCCTTGTTCATCACATCCTGCGCCTTCATCACCATCTGGATTTTCACGCTCGGGTTGTACTGGATAGGGGTCGCCGCCGGGTAGAACTGCTTCACCAACTGGTAGACCCCCTCCCCGATTCCGGTCGTATCGATGCCGATGTAGCACACGTTGTAGCGCTCGCACATGGCCTTGATGGCTCGCGCCTGGGCGTCGAAGTCCATCCCGCTCCAGCGGTGGCGCTCCAGCACCCGGAACTTGCCGCCGGGCACCGCCGGCGGAGCCAGCACGGCGCAACCTGCGCTATCCCCCTGCCCACCCTTGGCCGGGTCATAGCCGATCCACACCGGCCGGCTACCCAGCGGACGCAGGGCAAAGGGCTTGTAGTCGTCCCACAGTTCCCAGCTGTCGACCATGCAGCGCTGCAGGGTGACGAGCGGGAACACGCTCGAGGTGTCATCCATGAAGATGCACATCAGCAGGTTGAGGTATTCCTCCTCGGAGTACTCGCTGCGCAGCTGATCCAGGTCGAACAGGTCACAGCCACCGCGCACCGCATCTTCGACCGTGACAATCTGCCGCCACTGACCATCGGCGCACAGCTTACCGCTGGCAAGATTGGCGTGGCTCAGGTCAATCTCGACCCGGTCTGCCTTCGCCTTGCCGCGGTTGAAGTTGGCGCCGGACCAGAACGCATAGGCGGGATGGGAAAGGCTGGATGGGGTGGAAATGTAGGTCTGGCGCCACTTCTTGTGCATCGCCATGCCGGAAGCCACCTTGCGGAACTCCAGGAAGCCATGGATCCAGAAGTACTCATCCATGTAGATGTTGCCGTGGTAGCTCTGGGCGGTGCGGGCGTTGGTGCCGAGGAAGTAGAGGTGCGCTCCGTTCGGTAGCACCATGGGGTCGCCCTTGAGCTCCACCCCCTCCTCCTTGGCAAACTGGATGATGTACTGCTTGAACACATGAGCCTGCGCCTTGCTGGCCGAAAGGAAAATCTGGTTGCGCCCGGTGACCAGGGCATCGATGAAGGCCTCGAAGGCAAAGAAGTAGGTCGCCCCAATCTGGCGAGACTTGAGCAGGTTGCGGATCCTGTGCTGGTTGCCAGCCTCGTACCAAGTGCGCTGGTAGCCAAACATGGTGGACTCGAAGCGCTCGATCAGCCGCTCCTGCTGTTCGGGCTCCACCACGTTGCGCTCGGGGGCCTTCTTCGGCCCCCTGTTACGGTTCGCCACCTTGGGGTTGAGGTCGGCCTCATTGCCTCCGTTGCTGTACTTGTTGACCCGGGCGATCCGCTCCAACTGCCTACCCAGCAGGTCAATCTCCTTGAAGTCGCCGCCGCTCTTCACCTCCTTGGCGATCAGCTGGCACATCCGCGCCTCGATGGCAAAGTCGACCCGGTCAATGGGTTTGATGTCATCCCAGCCGTCGCGCTTCTTCCAGGTCGAGACTGTCCCCTCCGGCGTCTGCAGCAATTCAGCAATGGCGCGGAGCGGATAGCCCTGGAAGAACAGGTGCATGGCCTGCCGTCTGGGTTCGATATGGGGGAAGAGTAAGGGTGCTGTCATGGCGCCAGTCTACCCAGTCGCTACCGCTCAAAACGCCCACGCGCCAGTGTGCCAGCGCCGTACACACTGGCCGCCGATTGCACGATCCCGCCTGTCACCCAGACCATAACCGCGACATCACCACCCAATCACCAAAGGGATCCCAACCCATGGCAAAGTCCAAATTTTTCCGTGTTGCCGTAGAAGGGGGCACGACCGATGGCCGCGCCATCACCCGCGAATGGCTTGAGCAGATGGCCCAGCGCTACAACCAGTCCACCTACGGCGCCCGGGTCAATATGGAGCACATCCGGGGGATTGACCCCAACGGCCTGTTCAAGATGTACGGCGACATCACCGCCGCCAAGACAGAAGAGGTCACCATCGAGGGCGAGAAACGCCTGGCCCTGTTCGTGCAGATTGACCCGACCCCGGAGTTGATCGAACTGAACAAGAAGCGCCAGAAGGTGTACACCTCGGTCGAGATCCACCCCAACCTGAACGAAAAGGGTGCCTACATGATGGGGCTGGCCGTCACCGACAGCCCGGCCAGCCTCGGCACTGAAATGCTGCAGTTCTGCAGCAAGGCCACGGTCAATCCGCTGGCCTACCGCAAATACCATCCGGAATGCCTGTTCACCGAAGCCTTGGAAACTGTCATCGAACTCGAGGAGGAAGGTGAAAAAGGCCCTGGTTTGCTGGAACGGGTCACCGCGCTGTTCTCCACCCACAAGAAGCAATCCACCGCCGATTTCAGCGATGTACACCAGGCCGTCGAGACCGTCGCGAAAGAGGTCACCACCCTCGATGCCGGCATGCAGAAGAAGTTCACCGAGCAGGCCCAGACCATCACCGAGCTGACCAATAAGCAGGACGCCACCGCCAAGGCGCTGGCCGACCTCACCGCCAAGCTGGAAGGCCAGGAAGATTTCAGCCACAAGCGCGATCCAGCCACCGGCTCCCAAGGCGCCACCATCGAAACCGACTGCTAAGGACCATGCCCAATGCGTAACGAAACCCGCCAGAAGTTCAACGAGTTCACCAGCCAGGTGGCCAAACTCAACGCCATCACCAGCGCCATGGTGCAATTCAACGTGCAGCCCAGCGTCCAGCAGACCCTGGAAACCAAAATGCAGGAGTCGGTCGCCTTCCTCGGCATGATCAACGTCACCCCTGTCGATGAGATGAAAGGCCAAAAGGTCGGTATCGGCATCACCAGCACCATCGCCGGTCGCACCAACACCGACACCAAAGACCGCCAGCCCAACAGCCCGCACGGTCTCTACGACCAGAGCTACGAATGCGCCCAGACCGACTTCGACACCCAGATCGGTTACGGCCAGATCGACGCCTGGGCCAAGTTCCCCGACTTCCAGACCCGTGTCCGTGACGCCATCCTCACCCGTCAGGGGCTGGACCGCATCATGATCGGCTGGCATGGCACCAGCGCCGCCGCCGACACCGACCGCAACGCCAACCCCCTGCTGCAAGACGTCAACATCGGCTGGCTGCAACACATCCGCACCGACGCCCCGGCCCAGGTCATGAGCGAAGGAACCGAGGGCAGCGGCAAGATTTACGTCGATGCCACCGACGGCGATTACAAAAACATCGACGCCCTGGTATACGACGTTGTGAACGAGCTGATCAAACCCTGGTATCAGGACGATACCGACCTGGTGGTCATCTGCGGCCGCAAGATGCTCTCCGACAAATACTTCCCCATCATCAACGATGCGGGCGACAACCAGAACAAACTGGCTGGTCAGGTGCTGGTGAGCCAGAAGCAGATCGGCGGCCTCAAGGCTGTGCGCGTCCCCTTCTTCCCCGAAGACAAGCTGCTCATCACCAAGCTCAGCAACCTCTCCATCTACTGGCAGACCGGCGCCCGCCGGCGTCACATCGACGACGAGCCCAAGCGCAACCGCATCGTCAACTACGAAAGCACCAACGACGCTTACGTGGTCGAGGACTACGACTGCGCCGCCTTGGTCGAAAACATCGTCATCGGGCCGAACCCGGCCCCCGGCGAGTAAGGGGGTGGCATGACTCCCGCCCGCCGCCACCGCGAAAGAACACTGGCCGCCCTGCAAGGGGCGGCCAATCCCCAATTCGACCAGGCCCGCGCCAACGCTTACGAACTCCAGCTGATGCAGTTGGCCGAACACCGCCGCACCCTCAAGGGCATCCAGAGCATCGAGCGCAAGATCGACGCCAAGCGCACCATGCTGCCGGTCTACACGCCGTGGATTGATGGCCTGCTGGCCGCCGACCGGGGCGGACAAGATGACGTCCTCGTCACCGTCATGCTCTGGACCCTCGACACCGGCGATCTCGAAGGGGCCTTCAACATGGCTGATTACGTGATCCGCCACGGCCTCAGTACCCCGGATCGCTACGAGCGCACCGCCGCCACCCTGATCGCCGAAGAGGTCGCCGACACCGGCATCAAGCTGCAAGAGGCAGGCGCGGGCCCCAGTTATGGCCTGCTGTGCGCTTACCTCGAGCTGCTGACCCACTGCGACATCTTCGACCAGGTGCGCGCCAAGCTGCACAAGGCCGTGGGCCGCGCCGCCCTGGCCGACGGGTTCAAGGAGCAGGCCGCCAAGCACTACCGCCGCGCCCTCGAACTGCACGACAAGGTGGGCATCAAGAAAGAGCTCGAAGTGCTCGAGCGCGAACTGAAAAAAGAACAGCAGCCCGACGCCACCGGCGGCGGCAGCTAACCGAGCGAACCCCGCACCCTGGGCGGCTCGGGCCTGACGAATGCGTTTCGCATACCAGACGGCCCGACCACCGCCCAACAAGCGGAAAAGGAGCACCATGAGCACCGGATTCATTGCCAATGCCCCCACGTCGCCAGCCGAAGGGGAGATAGACTCCAGCCCCTTCTGGCCGGCGATCTCGCTGCCTGACCTGCGTGACACCGTCCGGCTCGATGGCACCGTCACCACGGCCCGCCTCAAGCATGCCGTGATCGACGCCATCACCAGCGTCAACCGGGATCTGGCTGACTGGCGCCGCGCCCGCGAGGCAGAAGGAGTCACCACCCTGGCCGCCGTACCGGGCGAGGTCATCAATGGCGAATCGGCGCACCTGCACAGCTACCGACGCGCCATCTATGCCATGACCCGCGCCAACCTGCTGGAGCGTTACACCGACTACAGCGCCACCGGTGATGGCGTCAAAGGGGCCGATGCCAAAATCATCAGCTCTGACGACCTCTACCGCGACGCCCGCTTTGCCATTCGCGACATCCTCGGTACCACCCACATCACCGTGGCGCTCATCTGATGGAGCTGCGCAGCCAACAGGGTGACACCCTCGACCTCATCCTGTTCCGGCACTACGGCTACACCGCAGGCATCACCGAGCAGGTGCTCGCACTCAACCCCGGTTTGGCCGCGCTCGGCCCCATCCTCCCGACCGGAACCCTCATCACAATGCCAGCGGCCCCCACCCAGGCCGAGCAGCCGCTGATCCAGCTATGGGAATGACCATGAGCCGCCTCGACGACGAACTCGAACGACTGGCCGACATCAGCGAGCAGCAACTCGCTGCCCGCATCCACGCCGCCCGCATCAGTGGCACCGGCCCGCACTACTGCATCGACTGCGAAAACACTATCCAGCAAGCGCGCCGTGAAGCGATCCGGGGCTGCGAACGCTGCGCCGAGTGCCAGACCATCCACGAATTTCAAACCGCTCGCCACTACGGCAGCAAACGATAAAAACAGGAGAGCACGATGCCAGAACCCATTTCATCCAGTGCAGCAACCAGCACCCTGAGCGCCTTGGCGTTGCTGTCCCTCTTCCCGGGCGTAGACCCCGGCGTCCTGCTCGGTGCATTCGCCGGGGCGCTGGTGTTCATCGCCACCACCGCCGAGCTGGGCAACCTGCGCAAAGCGGGCCTGTTCGTTGCCGCCTTCGTGGCGGGGGCACTGGCGGCGCCGCTGGTTGCCGCCATGCTGGCCAGCGTGCTGCCGCTCAGCGTCGAGGTCCCCAGGGCTGTCGGCGCAATGCTCGCCTCGGCGCTGGCCGTCCACCTGTTGCAGTGGATCCTGCGCAAAACGCCGGAAGACCTGCTCAAACTCCGCAAAGGGGGCTGACATGCTAACCATCCTCTACGCCATGATCTGCGCCGCCATCGCGCTGCGTATCGCCACCTTCAACCGCAACGGGGGCGACTATCGTCCCCTCCCTGCCGTGCTGGCCTGGCTGCTCACCTTCGCCGCCGGTTCCGTGCCCCTGCGAGCCATGATCGGGGCACTGCCCGCTCCTGACCCCGCCGCCGTCCTGCTGGCCTCTGTCGTACTCACCGCCCTGATCGGTTCCCGCGGATCCGTCATGCGCCTGCTGCCACGGCGGCGCCAGCAACCGACTACCGCCAGCCATCTGAACGGGAGGTTTCAACCATGAGCCTGAAAAAAGGGGATACCGGCGCCGCCGTCGCCGACCTGCAGCGTCGCCTGGCCAAAGCCGGTTATCCGCTCGATCCGGATGGCTGGTTTGGCGATGCCACCGAGCGCGCCCTGCTCGCCTTTCAGCGGGACTACATGATCACCGCCATCGGCCAGGCAGGGCCGCGCACCCTGGCCGCCTTGCTCGGCAGCGAGCGCGGCAACCAGCTCACCATCAACCATATGCAGAGCGGGGCCGACCTGCTGGGCCTGCCGCTCGCCACCATGGCCACCGTTGCCCAGGTCGAAAGCATCGGCGAGGGCTTCACCGACGCCATGCGCCCAGTAGTGCTGTTCGAGCGGCATGTGTTCTACAAGCAGCTCACCAAGCACCTGAGCAAGGCCACCGCCGACCAGATGGCGGCCCGTTACCCCAACCTGGTCAACCCCAAGCGCGGCGGCTATGCCGGTGGGCCCGCCGAGTGGGAGAGGCTGCAACTCGCCATCAGCCTGCACCGGGATGCCGCCATCGAGTCGGCCAGTTGGGGCATGTTCCAGATCATGGGCTTCCACTGGCAGGCGCTGGGCTTTACCTCGGCCAGCGACTGGCAGACCGCCATGCAGCGCAGCGAAGTGGACCACCTCACCGCCCTGTGCCGCTTCATCCAGCAAGATCCCTCCATGCACAAGGCCATGCAGGGTCGCAAGTGGGCAGACTTTGCCCGCCGCTACAACGGCCCGGCCTACAAGGACAATGACTACGACACCAAGCTGGCCAAGGCATATGACCACTTTGCCAAGGTCTATCCGGTGAAGGAGGTGGCAGATGCCTCGGCCTAAGTGCGGTCACTTGGTAGGGAAAACCTGCACCAAGCTGGATGCGAAGTGTCTGGAATTGCGCTGGCTTGGTGGCTGCGTGGTCTGCCCGTTCAGAGGATGTAACCAGAATAATCCGCAGCCCACCCCACCACCGAGGAAACCGTAATGGCATTAGTACGCTCCCCCCTCACCTGGTTGCTGCTGGCCCTGGCCGTTGCCTTGGCTGGCTGGGGCTGGTCGGCCACCTCGGCAGCGACCGCCAGGGGCAAAGTCTCCACCCTGCAAAGCGACCTCAAGGCCGCCAACGACAAGGCCGTCGAGGCCGAGCGGCGGGAGAAGACCAAAGACGGGGTCATCGATACCCTCACCGGCGAGCTGGACGCCCAGGCAAACGCCGCCGCCACGCTGCAACGCCAGCTTGGCGATCTGACCATCACGGCCGCCACCCGGGCCGACACCATCAAGAGGCTCAAACGTGAAAATGCTGAACTCAAGGAGTGGGCTGATCGCCCTCTGCCTGATCCTGTTGTCAGGCTGCTCCAGCGCCCCACCCTCACCGGCGCCGCAGATTATCAGGCTCACCTGTCCAGCCCCGGCGCCCTGCCAACTGCCGGCAGCCAGCCCGGTCAATAACGGCGACCTGCTCGACCAACTGACCCAGACCGAGGCGGCATGGGCCACCTGCGCCGCCCAAGTCGACAGCCTTATCGCCTGCCAGCAACGCCACCAGAACGGGAGGGAGCATGGAAAAACCAAAACAGATCCGTGAGGTACTGACCCGCTGCGTGCCCCACCTCAAGACAAACCCCGACAAGCTGCACATCTTCATCGCCCCGGGCAATGTCGAAAGCACCGGCGCCAGCTCGCTCTCGTTCGAGTGGCAATACCCCCTCACCATCGGCATTGAGGACTTTGCCGGCCACCCGGATCAGATCATGGTGCCGCTGCTGGCCTGGCTGCGCCAACACCAGCCCGAGCTGATGACCAATGACGAGCGGCGCAAGGAGGGCATCACCTTCGAGGCGGAATACCTCGCCAACGACCTGATGGATCTCATCATCACCGTCAAGCTGACCGAGCGAGTCAGAGTGTGGCAAAACGAACAGGGGATAGGCTGGGAGCACCTGCCAGAGCCGCCGGAAGACCCTTATGACGGCATCACCTGGGAATTGTTCATCAACGGGGAATATCAGCCATGGCCACCGACGAACTGAGCCGCCTGACCAGTTGGGCCGATGGCTTACTGGCCAGCATGGAGCCCGCCGCCCGCCGTCAGTTGGCGGGCGAAATGGCCCGCACCTTGCGCGCCAGCCAGGCCCAGCGGATCCGCGCCAACCTCCAGCCAGATGGCAGCCCTATGGCCCCGCGCAAGCCTCAGCCCAAGCTGAAAAAAAACCGGGGGCGCCTGCGCCGCAAGATGTTCTTCAAGATAAGCAACCCAGCTTGGCTCAAGGCCCGCGCCAATGAACATCAAGCCGTGGTCGAGTTTGTCGGCACTGCCAACCGCCTCGCCACCATTCACCAATATGGCCTCAAAGACCGCATCAAGGGCCGCGAGATCTCATACCCGGCGCGGGAACTGCTCGGCATCACAGAAAAAGAGCGTGACCAGCTAGAAACCACCCTGCTCGCCCACCTCACCAAAGGACTATAACCACCGCCGCCAGTGTGCCAGCGCCGTACACACTGGCCGCCCCTCGCCTTCCCGGCCATTGCCCAAAACAATGGCCCCATGCAACCGACCCCGACTGAACTCCAACGCCTGATCGACAACCTGATCCGCATCGGCACCGTGACCGCCGTGCGCTCAGGGGAATGTCGCGTCAAAACCGGCGACCTCATCACCAACTGGCGGCCCTACGCAACTGCGCGGGCCGGGAAGAATCGCACCCGCCATCGCCTCTCCATTGGCGAACAGGTGCTGATGCTCTCGGTCAGCGGCGATTTGCGCAATGCCTACATCGTCGGCCCCATCCACTGCGACGCCTTCCCCGAACCGCTGGCAGGCGATGACAACCCGGACCTCGACCGCACTGAATACAGCGACGGCGCCGTCATCGAGTACAACCCGGCCACCGGGGCGCTCAACGCCACCGGCATCAAGTCAGCCAACATCGAGGCATCAGTAACCGTCAGGCTGATCACCCCGCTGGTCGAATGCACCCAGGCGCTCAAGGTCGGTACCACCATCAGCGCAGGCGGCAAGATTACCGCCCCCACCGCAACCATCGGCGGCATAGAAGTCACTACCCATAAACACAAAGACACCATGCCGGGCAACGGCACCTCCGGGGGCCCGCAATGAACTGGCTCGGCATGAATGCAGCCACCGGCCGCGCCATCAGCGCCACCGACCACATCATCCAGTCGGTGCGCGACATCCTCATCACCCCGGTGGGATCCCGCGTCATGCGCCGCGACTACGGCAGCGAGCTGTTTTACCTCATCGACCAGCCACAGCATCAGGCTACCCGCCTGCGCCTGATGGCCGCCACCGTGCAGGCCCTCATCAACTGGGAACCCCGCATCACCATCACCAACATCGATGTGCAGAGCGGCGGCATGGATGGCGCCCTCACCGTCGAGCTCACCTGGCAGCGCAAGGACGGCGGCGCCCCTGAATCAGCCAGCATCCCAATCACCACAGGCACCCCATCATGACCATCAATATGTCAGCCCTGCCGGCGCCGCAAGCTGTGGAAGAACTCGACTTCGAAACCATCTTTGCCGAGCAAAAAGCGTGGGTGATTAACCAGTGGCCGCACCTCGCCCCTGCGCTCGAACTCGAATCCGAACCGCTGACAGTACTGCTGCAAGCCTGGTCATATCGCGAACTGATATGGCGCGCCCGCCTCAACGACGCCCTGAAAGCCAGCATGCTGGCATGGGCACAAGGGGATGATCTCCTTAACCTCGCCGCCTTCTTTGACCTTGAAAAAGCAGAAGGTGAAACGGATGACCAGTTGCGTGCACGTTGCACCCTCTCTCTGCGTGCACTATCCACAGCAGGGCCTGAGGATTCATACCGCTATCACGCCATCGCCACCGATCCGGCTGCCATCAAAGATGCCGACGCCCACAACGGTGGGGCGGGTGTCGTGAATGTCGCCGTGCTGGCCCGTGCCGGTAATGGCACCCCATCGGCAGCGCTGTTGGCCAACGTGCAGGCCAGGCTCAATCACAAAACAATCCGCCCGCTAACCGACACCGTCAGCGTTATCCCGGCGCACATTGTGCCAGTGGTTATCGACTATCAAATCATCCTGCCGGGTCTACCTGACGACGAACACAGCCTGAACGTCGCCCGCCAGCGGCTGGCAGACTACTGCGCAACCGCCAATATCATTGGCGGCACCATCACCATCGCAGACATCTACGCCAGCCTGAAGAACGCCGGGATCAGCAACGTCATCCTGCGCAGCCCGACCTCAGACATCACCACCGACCGCGAATCGGCCCCCTATGTCAGCAACATCCGCGAAGAGGTGACCTATGCCTAACCTGCTGCCACCCTCTGCGACCGCGCTATCGCGCACCCTCGACCAACTGGCAGAACAGCGACTGGATCAGCCGCTGCCGCACCGCCATAGCTGGAACCCGTGGCACTGCCGTGCCGATCTGCTCGGCCCGCTGGCATGGGGATTGGGTGTCGATAACTGGGATAACCTGATGACCGAGCAGGCGCGCCGCCAAGCCTGCGCCGATGCCATCCAGATCCACCGCCTGCGCGGCACCGTCGACAGCGTCGAGCGCGCCATCCGCAGCGCCGGCCATGAAGACATCACACTCGAAGAGGGGTTGCCGCCGGTCACGCGCAACGGTCAGCAGTTGCGCAACGGCCACGAACTATATGGCTCTGGCGGCCGCTGGGCCATGTACCGCGCCAATGTCAACATCGGAGACCACGGCACCATCAGCGCCGCCGCCAACCGCCGCCTGCGCCGCATTCTGGAAAAAACCGCCCCCGCCCGCTGCCAACTGGTCGGCCTGCGCTTTAGCGATGACACCAGCGATCGTATCACCACCGTAGAACGGGTCACCGAACAGGCCGCCATCACCAGCGGCGAAGTGCTGCCGTGGGGTCGCCGCCGTGACGGCGCCATCAATCGCGATCAAGCCATCATCTTGCGCCATCAGGGTTCTATCGCCCGCGCTGGCACCCAGCGCCGCAATGGTGGCCTCATCACCGGTGAGACCCGCGCCAACCAGTGGGATGCCCTCAGCCTGACCATGGGCGTCAGCCATCAAGACACTTGCCGGGTCTCCCCGCTGCGCACCGGCACCCATCACCGCTACGGCCTGCTCCGTGGCGCAGGGAGCCAAGTGGCTGATGATGGCCTGCTGTCGCTCACCTTCACTCGCACTCTGCGCCGCCATGGCCGGGCGCGCCACCGCTGCACCACCCACAACGGCCAGCTGCTGCGCGCGGGTGCGCATCGCCACCACCCCGGCGTCACTCGCAGCGGGCCGACCACTCACAACGAGGTAACCCCGTGATAATCAACGACCAAATCACCCTGCGCGGCCAGCTGAGCATCACCCTGCACCGCGCCGGGCAGCAGCCGCAGACCATCACCGAGCACAACATGATCATGACGTCAGCCAAAAGCGCGCTGGCGCGCCTGATTGCGGGCCAGGGCAGCGGCAAAAACATCAACCGCATCGCCTTTGGCACCAATGGCGTGGGCCCTACGCCCAACGACCAAGCCATAAGCGAGGCATACACCAAGGCCGTCAGCGCCATCACCTTCCCCACAGAAGGGCAAGCGCGCTTTGCCTTCACCTTGAGCGAGAGCGAAGCCAACGGGCTCAACATCCGCGAACTGGGCCTGCTCTGCGCCGACGGCACGCTGTTTGCGCGCAAAGTTCGCGGGCTGATTGAAAAAACCAGCGACCTATCGATCACCGGGTCATGGACCATCATTTTTTAAGGAGCCATCATGGCAAACTTGCAAGAAACCGACGTGTGGGTTGATGGCATCTATCAACTCGAAACTACCGACCCAGTGATGGGCGGCCCGGACGGCATTGACAACGTCCAGGCCAAGCAGCTGGGCAGCCGAACCAAGTACCTCAAGAAAGGGCAGGATGCGCTCAAGGTGCGCGTCGATGGGCTGGAGCAGACAACTGACCAGTCGCTGATGGCCGCGATGGGGCAAGAGATTGTGCGCGGCATGGAGCGCACTGAGCTCGCATTCAAAGAGCTGGATAAAATTGCGCGATACCGCAACCAGGCGGGGCAGCTGACGCTCATCAATCGCGGCACCCGCAAAGGCTGCGCCGCAAGCAAGTCAACCACCGCCACTCGCAACCTGAGCTTTGCCGCTGGCGAGCTGTTCGCCAACGGGCGAGTTTATGCCATGCCGGAGCGCCTCAACGCCGCCGCCGTCCCCAGCAACAACGGGCTGACCCCGGCCAGCTGTGTCGCTTACGCCCGCATCACCGCGACCGCCATTGAGCTGGATGTATCCAGCCTAGGCGCAGACGCCCCGGCCGATGCCATCCCGCTCTATCGCATCACAGTGCCGGCGGGCAACAACTCGGGGTCAGACCAATACCTGGCCGCCGTCACGCTGACCGACGTGCGCCGCGTCGAGCCTGATTTCCCGATTGCCATGGGCAGCCCACCCGCAGCGCTCATCGCCTGGCCGTTTGCCTACCCGGTCGGCAACGTCAGCTGGCGTTTGCAGTTGGATCTGGTCTCATGCGTCGGCAGCGCCAGCGCAGCAGACGTCATCGTCACCGAGCGCGCCAGCAACGGCGCAAGACTGACATTAGCCACCGCCGCCGACGACGTCGTCATTAACTATCAGCTAACCCACCACGGAGTGTAACCATGCAAATCATCTTGCTGGGACAAGGGCCCCACCACGATTTCGCCATCAGCGGCCCAGTAGTAACGCTGGGGGATGTGCGCATCGACTGCGCCGCCGAACAGCTCGCCGAAACCGCCACCCTGAGCGTCTTCAGCACCGAGCAGGGCATGAGTCTGCAGGGGCCGGGCGCGTTCGCCGCGACCGTCGCCATTCCGCCGCGCAAATACCCGCAGCCAGAACTGACTGCCGAACAGCTGCCAGAAAGCGGCGAGCAACACACCGCGCCAGAACCACTGCCGCTCGACCCCGACACCATCACCCTCACCCTCTGGCCAAAATAAGGAGCCATCACATGATCTTCATCAAAGATAGCCTGCGCGCAGCTGTGGAAGCCGCATCCGGCGGCACCGTCACTGTGCTCTACACCGCCAAGGGCCAGCCGACCTACATGCATGTCATCCCGCGCTTTAATTTGCAAGACATTGACCCGGCGCTGGGCAATGGCACCCACCCGGCATTCATTGTCAACGGCGTTGAAAAGTCAGAGCTGTTTATCGGCCAGCACACCGGCTGCCTGCGCGACGGAGAGCTGTTGTCGCTGCCGGGCGTCGAGCCACTGCATTCAGTGACCTTTGACGAGGCGCTGGCCTATGGCTCAGCCTGCGGCCTGGGCTTCCACGCCATGACTCACGCCGAGCAGTCCGCCATCGCCCACTGGTGCAAAAAAAATGGCTTTATGCCACGCGGCAACACTGCCTACGGGCGCAGCTCAGACGCGCCATTTGAAACCGCCCGCCGCGCCGACGGCGGCGCGCCGGGCGCAACATCCGGTAACCCGCGCACCCTGACCGGATCGGGCCCGGTCAGCTGGCGTCACAACAACAATCCCAACGGCATCGCCGACCTCTGCGGCAACGTCTGGGAGTGGCGCGGCGGCCTGCGCACTGTGGACGGCGAAATCCAGGTGCTGGCCAACAACAACGCCGCCGACAGCAAAAACAGCCAGACCAAAGCATCATCAGCATGGCGCGCCATCTCGGCCAGCACCGGCGAACTTGTAGCACCAGGCAGCGCCGGCACGCTGAAATACGACGCATCAGCAGCCGGCACCACCACTGACCATGGCGCACCAGTGCTATCTGATGCGGTCAGCAATCGCAACGGCGACGCGGGCAGCGACGAACACACTCCAGGACACACCGCCGAGGCATTTGAAAAAATCACCAGCAAGGCGGGATTGATAGTGCCAAGCATTGCCAAAGCGCTGTCGCTGTTCCCGCTCGACGCCAGCCACGGCGGCGACGTGCTCTACGTGCGCAACTACGGCGAGCGCCTCGCCCTCTCCGGCGGCAACTGGGGCGACGGCGCCAGTGCTGGCGTGTTCGCGCTCTACCTGGCCGACGCTCGGTCGGCTCGGGGCACGCCCATTGGGGCTCGCCCGGCCTTTGTGCTGTAAGCACCGTGACTTTGCAACGCCCCGCGAGAGCGGGGCACATAAGGAGGCGCAATTGGCGAACCCGCAAAAACCAGATCCATCAGGCGTGCTGTTGGTGCGCAAATACGTAGAGCTGGCGGCCAAGCTCAACACCTACCTCAACCACTGGCCGCATCACGAAAAGTACGGGCTAGCACAACAAGTGCGCACCACGCTTTATGACTGCTACAAGCTGATGGTTGAAGGGCACAAGCGCTACCACAAAAAGACCACTCTGACCCAGCTGGACGTGGGGCACGAGCAGTTGCGCATGCTGCTGTATCTGGCCTATGAGCTGGGCTATTTCGCCCACCACAAAGGCAAGTCAGCCCCGCCGAATGTCGGCGAGCGCCGCTGGATGGTCATATCTAACGCCGTTGACGAAATCGGCAGAATGATAGGTGGCTGGATTAAAAAAGAGCAAGCATTAACAAAGCAGTAACAGGAACAGGGGTTGACCATCAATATGTTTTTTCGTTCCTCGCCATCTCCGGCGGCAACTGGAACAACGGCGCCAATGCTGGCGTGTTCGCGCTCAACCTGAACAACGCTCGGTCGAATCGGAACACGAACATTGGGGCTCGCCCGACCTCGGATCCTCCTCACAGTCAAATGAGACAACGTGGAGCCAAAGGGGTGGTTAATCCCGCCAGACGGCGAAATCAGCAGCGCGCGGGTTTTCAGTAGCGGCCATCCGTCGACCATCACCCGCGCCACCATCGAGCAATAAATGAAAACACACAAAAACCTGATGGCGAAAATTCTAGCGCCAGACAACCTGATCGCAGCGTGGCAAACCGCCCGCAAGCGAAAAACGCGCACCCGCGCCGTGCTGGCATTCGACATTCGCGCCGGTGCCATCCTGGCCGAGCTAAGCAATCGCATCAAGCAAGGAACATACCGGCCGCGCGAATACAGGCGATTCCAGGTCTGCGAGCCAAAACAGAGGGAAATATGCGCCCCATGGTTCGGCGATGTCGTCATTCAGCACGCCATATATCGCGTCATCATGCCGCTCTTTGAGCGCCGCTTTATCGATCAGAGTTACGCCTGCCGCCCAGGCAAAGGCACCCACAAGGCCGCCGACTACGCCCAGGCCGCCCTGCGCGCCAGCAAGCCAGACAGCTACACCCTCAAGCTGGACCTGCGAAAATTCTTCTACCGCATCGACCGCACCATTCTGGAGCGGCAAATCCGCACAGTGATAGGCGACGAGGCGCTAGTCAGGCTGATGATGACATTTGCTAGCCTGCCAGAGCCGCTCGGGATCCCCATTGGCAACCTGCTGTCGCAGCTTTACGCGCTCATCTATCTGAATCCGCTCGACCACTTCATCAAGCGCCAGCTAAAAGTTCGCCAATATTGCCGCTACGTGGATGACTTCATTCTGTTCGACCTGAGCCGTGAGCAAGCTGTAAGCCACAAAGCAGCCATCGAGGAGTTTATTGCCAGAGAGCTGGGCATGACCTATTCAAAGTGGACCATCGCGCCCGTTCGTCGTGGCGTGAACTTCGTTGGCTATCGCACTTGGCGTGGCAGGCGATTTATCCGCAAGCACTCAATGATCAAATTCAATCGCGCCATCCGCCGAGCCAACTGGCCTGCAGCAATATCGATACTGGCCCACGCCCGCAGAACGTCTTCATGCGCAAGGATGCAGGGCGCTATAAAACAGCGCCGCCAGGAGAGGGAGGTGGCCATCGTGCCGAGCGTCGCGATTAGCGAGCCTTGTCACCGCTTCGCCAGTGTGTACGGCCCTCACACACTGGCCGCCGCTCGCCTGACATCCCCTGCCCCTGCATCCTGACCCTGCTCGCATCACAGGTATTACCTACGCACAGAATGCTCCGTCCGGACAACAGGAGAACCTATGGCACTGGACCAATTTCACCACGGCGTGCGCGTCGTGGAAGCCAACGAGGGCACGCGCACCATCCGCACCGTCGCCACGGCGGTGATCGGCATCATCTGCACCGGCAGCGATGCGGATGCCGCTTACTTCCCCCTCAACAAACCCGTGCTGATTGCCAACCTGCCGGCGGCCATCGCCAAGGCGGGCAGCACCGGAAACCTCAAACGCTCGCTGCAAACCATCTATGACACCGTCAACACCATCGTCATCGCCGTGCGCGTGGCCGATGGCGCCGACGCCGCCGAGCTGACCAGCAACATCATCGGCACCATCCTGCCGGATGGCAGCTATACCGGCCTCAAGGCACTGGAGCGGGCCGCCCCGGTCACGGGCGTCAAGCCGCGCATCCTCTGCGTGCCGGACAACTGCACCTTAGCCGTAGCAACCGCCCTGGCGGGCGCCGCCAAAAAGCTGCGCGCCTTCGCCTATGTGCCGACCATCGCCGACACCGTCGAAGCAGCGCTCGCCTACCGCGAGAACTTCTCCAGCCGCGAACTGATGCCGATCCACGGCGACTGGACCGCCTGGGACACCGCCGCCAATGCCAGCATCAAGCTCGATGCCTGCCTCAAGGCGGCCGCCATGCGGGCATTCATCGACAAGGAAATCGGCTGGCACAAGACCCTGTCGAACGTCGGCGTGACCGGGGTCGACGGCATGACCAAGGCCCTGTTCTGGGATCTGCAAGACCCCGATACCGAGGTCGGCCTGCTCAACGCCAACGAAATCACCGCTCTCATCCGGTCCGATGGTTTCCGGTACTGGGGTAACCGCACCTGTTCCGATGACCCGCTGTTCGCCTTCGAGAACTACACCCGCACCGCCCAGATACTGGCCGACACCATGGCCGAGGCGCACATGTGGGCCAACGACAAACCGCTTACCCCCACCCTGGTGAAAGACATCATCGAGGGCATCAAGGCCAAGGGCCGGGAACTGGTGGCGGGCGGTTACCTGCTCGGCTTTGACTGCTGGTACAACGAGGAGCTCAACGACAAAGACACCCTCAAGGCCGGCAAGCTGCGCATCGATTACAACTACACCCCGGTGCCGCCGCTCGAAGACCTCGGCTTTATCCAGCGCATCACCGACACCTACCTCATCGACTTCGGCGCCCGCGTCGCAGCCGCAGCATAAGGAGCCACCATGGCACTGCCACGCAAACTCAAACGCCTGAACGTCTTCCTCAATGGCGATAACTGGGTCGGTGAAGCGGAAGATTTCACCCCGGCCAAGCTGTCCCGCAAGTTTGAAGCCTATCGCGGCGGCGGCATGGGGGGTGCCGTCAACATCGACATGGGGCTGGATGACAGCGCCCTCGATGTCTCCTTCACCTTCGGTGGCTACGGCGAACCCCTGCTGAGTTGCATGGGTGAGCCCAAAGCCGATGGCACCAGCCTGCGCTTTGCTGGTTCAGTCCAGCGTGATGACACCGGCGAAGTGGTCGCCGTCGAAATCGTCTGTCGTGGCCGCTTCAAAGAGCTCGACCGCGGCACTCTCAAGGCAGGCGACAACACCCAGGCCAAAGTCAGCATGGTCAACACCTACTACAAAGAGACCATCAACGGCCGGGTGATGCACGAGATTGACCTGATCAACATGGTCGAGATTGGCCCCGACGGCGTCGACCGCATGGCCGAACACCGCAAAGCCATCGGCCTCTAATCCATTCACTCATCCAACGGGCGGCCCTTATCCCAACAGAAAGTGCCGCCCTCACCACATCCACAACAGGAACAAGCACCATGGAACAGAAAGAAATCACCCTCGACACCCCGATCCAGCGCGGCGAGAACACCCTCAACAGCCTGATCATCCGCAGCCCCAAGAAGGCGGGCCACCTGCGCGGGCTCAACACCATGGACATCGTCCAGATGAACGTGGATACCCTCATCAAACTGCTGCCCCGCATCACCGACCTGACCGAAAAGGAAGTGAACGACATGGACCCGGCTGACCTGCTCAAAGCCGGGGTCGTGGTGGTCGGTTTTTTGATGGGCTCGCAGCAGGAGGCCTACCTCACTGCATAGACGATCTGATGGCCGAGATCGCCATCATCGCCCACTGGCCGCCGTCCGAGATGGCGGCCATGGAGATCAGCGAGCTGATGGGCTGGCACCAACGCCTCGTTGAGACTCACAACCGCATCAACGGGGCCGAAGAACAATGAACCCTCTCAAACTGCAAATCCTGCTCGGGGCGGTCGACAAGCTCACCGCCCCCCTCAAAGCGGTCAGCGGCCAGAGCCGCCTGACAGCTAAAGACCTGGTCGACACCAAAAAGCGCATCAAAGATCTCGAAACCCAGAGTGGCCAGATTGACGGCTATCGCACCCTGGGCCAACAGATTGGCGCTACCCGCGCCCAGCTCACAGCAGCCCAGCGCGATGCCCAGCAGATGGCCCAGCAACTTGCCCGGGTCGAGCAACCGACCAAGGCCATGACCCGCGCCATGGAGCAGGCCAAACAGAAGGTACGCGACCTCTCCCAGCAAGAGCGGGAAATGGTCGCCCGTCACGGCAGCCTGAAACGGGCCCTGGGCGAGGCAGGTATCAACACCAAGCAGCTCGGCGAACACCAGCGCCGCCTCAAGACCGATCTGGCTTCCGCCAATACCCAGCTCGACCAGCAGCGCGCCAAGCTGGGCCAACTGGCCGACCAGCAAAAGCGCCTCAACCAGGTCAAGGCCAGCTATCGCCAGACCCAAGAACTGCGCGGCCAGATTGCCGGCCACGGCGCCACAGCCCTGGCGACCGGCACTGCCATGGGCTTGACCACCCTCAAGCCGGTGATCGAGTTCGCCAGAGCTGAAACATCGGTCGTAGACCTCAAGGTCTCCATGATGGGCAAGGGCGGCCAGGTGCGGCAGGAGTTCCAAGCCATCAGCGATCTGGCCACCAAGCTCGGCAACAAACTGCCGGGCACCACGGCGGACTTCCAGAACATGATGAGCACGCTGATCCAGCAGGGGATGAGCGCAAAATCCATCCTGGGTGGCCTGGGGGAGGCGACTGCCTACCTCGGTGTGCAGCTGAAAATGCCGTTCGACCAAGCAGCGCTGTTTGCGGCCAAACTGCAGGATGCCACCGGCACCGCAGAGCAAGACATGATGGGGCTGATGGATACCATCCAGCGCTCGTTCTACCTCGGCGTTGACAGCGGCAACATGCTGGGCGCCTTCACCAAACTCACCCCGGCCATGGGAATCTTGCGCAAGTCAGGGCTCGAGGCCGCCAAGGTACTGGCCCCGTTGGTCATCATGGCCGATCAGGCTGGCATGGCGGGCGAGTCATCAGGGAACGCCTACCGCAAAGTTTTCCAGATGAGCATGAACACCGGCAAGATTGCCAAGGCCACGAAAGGCACCGGGTTGAAGCTGAATTTCACCGACGGCAAGGGTGAATTCGCAGGGATGGAGAACATGTTTGCCCAGCTCGCCAAGCTGAAGGGATTGAACACCGAGCGCCGCCTGCAAGTCCTGAAGGGCATCTACGGCGACGATGCTGAAACCCTGCAGGTGCTGGAGCTGATCATCAGCAAAGGGATGGATGGCTATCGCGCAACCCAGAAGAAGATGGCCGACCAAGCCGCCCTGCAAGAGCGGGTCAACGCCCAGCTTGGCACCCTGGGCAGCCTGTGGGATGCCGCCACCGGCACCTTTACCAACGCCATGGTCAACTTTGGCGAAGCTATCGCCCCCGAGATCAAGGCCATCACAGAATGGATCGCCGAACTGTCCGAGCGCCTCGGTGACTGGGCGAAGAAAAACCCGGAACTCTCCAACACCCTGATGAAGGTCGGCGGCATTCTCTCCGCAGTGACCATCGCCTTCGGCGGTCTGTCGCTGGCCGTTGCTGCCCTGCTTGGCCCCATGGCTATCATGAAGTTGACCCTTGGGGTGCTGGGCGTCACCTTTGGCGGCATGCTGGGGGCCATCACCGCCATCTTGGCGCCACTGGCCGGGCTCGCAATCTTGGGCGTGGCCATCATCAAGTTTTGGCAACCCATCAGCGCATTTTTCAGCGGGCTATGGCAGGGCATCATGGCAGGGCTCGCCCCCGTCTTTGAAGCCTTCAAGCCGTTCGCCCCGCTGATTGATGGCATCGGTACCGGGGTTAAAGCGCTATCGGGCTGGTTTGGCGACCTGCTCGAACCACTCCAGTTCTCGAAAGAGACGCTGGAAGGGTTCGGCAGTGCCGGCCAGTTCGTCGGCCGCATCCTGGGCGAAGCCTTCAACCTGGCCCTCACCCCGCTCAAGGCTTTCCTGAAAGGGATCGAATGGCTGCTCGAATCGCTCGGCATCCTCGAAACCAAGAAGATCCCGAAGTTCGAGATCCCAACAGCCAACACTCCAGGCTATCTGAATGGCAACTTTGGAACCCCGGCACTTTCCTCGGCTTACACCTATGGGACTGGACCCCGCATTGTAGAAAAGCCACAAATAAAGCCCAGAGCCAGCACAACCATCAACAGTCAGCCGTTCTACAACCTCACCGTTAACGCAGCTCCTGGGATGGATGAATCGCGAGTAGCCTCGATAGCCTTAGACAAGATCAGAGAGCAAGAGCGTGCGAACAAAACGCTTGGGCGTGCTGGTTACAGCGATCGCAACTAAGGAGCAACAGCCATGATGATGACCCTGGGCTGGTTCGTGTTTATGCGCTCGACCCTCGCCCCCCTCTCACAACAAGACGAACGGGCATGGCGCCATCCGGGCAATAACCGGATCGGTGCTCGTCCTGCCTATCAGTTCCTCGGCCCAGATGATGAAACCACCACCCTGAGCGGGGTGCTGCTGCCCGAAGTGACCGGCGGCCCCGTCTCCCTCGACTTGCTCAACAATATGGCTGACAGCGGTCAGGCTTTCCCCCTGATCCAGGGCGATGGCGTCATGCGTGGGTCATTCGTGATCGAGGGCATCAGCACCACCCGCAGCGAGTTTTTCAGCGATGGCACCGCCCGTAAAATCGAGTTCACCATCAAGCTCAAGCGGGTCGATGACAGCGACAGCTCCCTTGGCAACACCCTACTAGGTCGCACTGCGGGCAACCTGTTCGGTCGCCTGGGCCTGGGCAAGCTGGTCGGCAGTATCGGCAGCAAGCTCGGGGGGATCCTCTGATGGGCGCATTCGACCAGTTCGGCACGCGATTGGCCGAGAATCTGGGCGTCACCAACCCACTCGACGCCTTGCGTCAGGGGCACCCGGTACCGGCCTACCAGGTGCTGGTCGATGGCAGTGACATCTCGGCCGCCATCCGCCCTCGCCTGATGGCGATGACCATCACCGACAACCGGGGATTCAACGCTGACACCATCGAGATCACCCTCGATGACAGCGATGGCCAGCTCGATATGCCACGCCGTGGGGCCACCCTGCACGCCCTTATCGGCTGGCAAGGCAGCGCCCTGGTCGATAAGGGCACCTACAAAATCGACGAGGTAGAACACAACGGAGCCCCCGATGTGCTCACCATCCGGGGCAAGGCGGCCGACCTGCGCGGCGGCATGAACAAGCTACGCGAGCGCAGTTGGCACCAGACCACAGTTAACGGCATCGTCGAACAAGTCGCGGCACCCTACCAGCTCACCCCCTGCGTAGGTGACTCACTCAAGGGCCTGCTGATCGACCACATCGACCAGACCAACGAAAGCGATCTCGCTTTCCTTACCCGTTTAGCGGGTCAGTGTGATGCCATCGCCACCGTCAAGTCTGGCCGCCTGATGTTTATCAAGGCGGGCCAGGGCACCACCGCGAGTGGCCAGCCCCTGCCCGCCATCACCATCACCCGTCGGGATGGCGATCAACACCGCTTCTCGGTTGCCGACCGGGATGCGTACACCGGCGTGACCGCCTACTGGCAAGACAACAAGACCGCCGAGAAAATGAAAATCGAGGTAAAGCGCAAGAAGAAGGCCAAGCCGAAGCAGGAACGGCCATTGCCTCCGGGTGTCATGGTCAACAAGCAAGAGAACGAACTGCTGGTCGGTAGCAGCGAGAACGTCAAAGAGCTGCGGCATGTCTATGCCAGCCAGGCTAATGCCATGCGGGCAGCCCGGGCTGAATGGGAGAAGTTGCAACGCGGCGTGGCCGACTTCCAGATCACCCTGGCGATGGGGCGCCCTGAACTCTACCCGGAGCAACCCACCACCGTCAGAGGGTTCAAGCCCCAGATTGACGAGGCCAACTGGCTGCTCACCCAGGTAGTGCACGACCTCACCAATCAGGGATACACCAACCGCCTGCAGCTCGAAGTGAAACTCGACGAGCTGCCAGAGTAA